CAGTACATCAAGCAGCACGCTAGGGACGCAAGGCAGCTTGCGGAGAGTGGCGCATCAACCAGCGACTTCTACTTCGACCAGGCCAACCCAGTCCACATCGTCGGTGACAGCACATACCCCGCATGGATCACTGGCTGGCCCATCGACTCGATCACTAACGCATACCCGCCAATCATCACGAGCGTGGATCACGAGCTGACGACAGGCGATGAGATATACATCTACGGCACGAACACCACGCCGGCCATAGACGGGCTCTACAGGGTCACGGTCCTCACGGCGGACACATTCACGATCAATGTTGACCTGAGCGCCGGGCTTCCCGGCAACAAAGGCTTCTGGTACACGCCAGAGGAAAACAGCAACAACTTTCTCGACATGGTCACCGTGAATGGCAAGACCACCGTTGGCCTATTCAAGTACTACTGGGATCCAAGCAACGTCCGAGAGGGCGACTTCTTCATATGCTGGACATGGACTCCGCTGCCCGGCGGCGACTCGCTCAGCTCGCACCTGAAGTTCAGCCTCGCAGGCAACACGGCCGTCACAACCATCATACCCTCGCACTTCACCAACCCGGAGAAGTACCCGACCCTGCTGACGCGCTACACGCCCGAGATGTTCAAGGAGTACTTGTCGCCGACCGACAGGACGCCGGACATCATCGACAGGTTCAACCAGTCCGTGGCTATGGGCTTCAAGACGCTGGAAGATCTGGCCAACCAGATAGTCGACCTCCAAAACCCCAACGTCCTTGCTGAACCGCTGATTCCCTACCTCGCAAACTTCTTCAACCTCAAGCTCAAGAGCAATGACCCGGCTCGCTGGAGAGGCCAGATAGTGCGGGCTGTTTCATCCTATAAGTCCAAAGGGACGAGGGGGAACCTTGCCACGGCCCTTTCGCTGGCGGGCATGAGGCTCACGGGGCTGTACCAGCTTTGGCAAGTCGTTTCGAAGTACACTTGGCAAGAGGCCTTCGTCTACGAGGACTCGCTAGAGTTCGTATTGGAGAGAACGCTGGTCGAACCCGAGCCGGGGCCGTCCATCGACCCCAACAACTTCGAGCTCTACGTCCGCTACGTCGACAGCAACAGTTGGGTGCAGCTGGACAGCAGCTACGTTGATTTCAACACCGTGGACTCCGTCACGACGATGACATGGGTCGGATCGACGCACTCAACCACGCCCATATCCCTGACGGCTGGGGACACCGTCAGGGTTCTGTACCAGTACGCCGAGGTCCCCGACGCAACGGAGCAGATGCTCGAGGACTACGTAAGGCTACTGCCCCTGATCGACACGAGGGACGAGAGGGCTCAAATCTATCCTTTGAAGAACTGGAACGTGCGGGGCATCCAGGAGAACGACGCGCTGTTCAACATGATCGTGCCTGCTCGCAATCCCTTCTTCGACTTCATCGTCTTCGGCAAGATCAGGACGGAGTTCCCGTACTCGGAAAACATCTACAACATGGACGAGTACAACGGCAGCATCAGGGATTCGCGCCAGCCGTGCGACATCGGTCGCGACTTCCTGGACTCGTGCTTCTCCTGCATAAGCAGCAGCTACGTGGTGGACGTTGAGATCACCGACATTAGCAACGACAGGATACAGGAGCTCTATGAGGTTCTTCAGGAGAACTCCCCTTTCCACGCCGTTCTGCACACCGCAAACGTGTATGGCGGCTTTCATGAATTCGTCACCAGCCCTTTAGAGGAAATCTCTGGCTACCTCATGTACTACGCCCAGGGGTTCGCAATAGCAGGTTACGGCCAGCAGTACTTCAACAGGACCATGAGGCTAAGCAACCTGAACGACCTGCCGAACTCTCAGGCGATCTTCAGGGGCGACGACGGAGTGCACCAGTTCCTCGCAGACTCCACAACAGTCGTGACCGGACAGGCCGCCGTGGCCTACAACACTGACGTGGTCCTTTACTCGCCCAACCAAACTCTCGAAGGCATCGGAATCAAGGCCGACGGCTCAACTCAACTTGAGATATTGGACGGCCCCTACGCAGGCACATACGACATTCTCGACGCAACGGGCAAGATGGTGAAGTTCAACACGGCGCCAACGGAACCCATAGACAACTGCGACAATATCTTCTCGCTGAACGGGGAGCTGAACTCCTGCACATTCCCGTTCCGAATCTACCAGCCAGTCATTGACACATTTTTGCCGGACAACGTATCGCCTCCGGGTGGCAACTGCGTGGTGGAGAAGGACAACGTCATCGTGTTCACGGACGCATCCAAGGACTGGGCGGAGCTTGGCATACTCACCGAGTTCGACGAGGATTACCCCTCAGGCTCGGGAAGCGTGACGGCATACGAGATGTCCATTCCTGCGTATGGAGCAGGCACGTTCAAGATCGTGAACGCAGACCCAAGCGGATCGCTCATTCTCGAGTACGACTCGGCTCTGCCCACCGCCTCCGTTACCGGCCTGACCTACGAGATCACCAACACCGTAACCGCTACGACCGTGACCTCGGGCACCGAAGGGGCAATCAGCGTCACCTTCCGTGGCAAGGTGACCGTCCAGAATTACGCCCTTCTGCCGATTTCGCAGCTTATTGCGAACCAAAACCACTACCTTGTCGTGGGGGCGACCTCATACCCGATCACCAGCATGGTTCCCGGGGCCGAGGACCAGTTCTACATAGGCGAATGGAACAGCGCCAACACGACGACGCCCCTTATCGTCAACAGGTGGATGATAAGCACCCAAATAGGATACCTTTCATACCGTGGTCTCAATCTGCGAATCACGGGCGTCGATTACGAGGACCCATCGGGGACGCTGAAGATACAGAACGGCTACAGGTCGCTCCCAGCGCCGCCTAGGAACTCAACACTATACCCGAACCCCATCTACGGCAACACGGACTTCCTGCCGCCGGAGCAGGCCTCCTACCAGACGCTTGAGTGCAACGAGGACCAGACAGACTTCGCGTTCATGGAGAACTACATCGTCCAGGTCGACGGCGGGGAGTACTACTGGATTACGGCGGCGAACGGCGACGACGGCAGGCCCTACGCGCAGTGGGGGGAAGCCAGCCCCAGCACGGGCTACACCACGCTCGTCATTTCGGGCACCCCGCAGTACTGGAAGACGCTAGCCAACTCGGGCACAAACGTCAGCGTTAACATATACAAGTATATCCCGAAGGGGGCGACCATCATGGGGCAGCAGTACGACCTTCCCGAGCACACGTTTAGGGTTCTGGACAGGAGTGGCGGACCGGTCATCACGGGCATCGACGGCGATGACGCCACGCTCGTCAGCCTCTCGGCTGGGCAAGACCAGTTCCACGACAGCATCAAACAGACGGAGGGCGTCTCCTTTAAGATTACTTACGCTAACGGGAACGAGGAAGAGGGGGAAATCTAATGGAATTTTGCAACCAGATCAAGGTTCGTGGCGACGTACAGATGATCATAGAGCACCTGTGCGGTCGCAGAGAGGTGAGGGAGTTTCCCAACACGATCATGACCACGGGCAGGGAGGCTCTGGCCGCCGCCATAAGCAACAGCTTCACGGGTAATTACAGCCTCTATGTGAACCGGATGATATTCGGGGACGCAGGCACCTCCGGAGGCGGCAGCAACACAAAGAGGGTCAGCGCAGACCGCAACGGTCTTTTCTGCGGAACCCCCGTGGCGAGCAAGTCCGTGATCGCCGCCGTGGACCCGAACATCACCACGCAGGTCGTCTTCACTTCCGTTTTGAGCACCAGCGACGCGAACGGCTACGCACTGAGCGAGATGGCCCTCCAGATGGCGAACGGCGACCTGTACAGCATGGTGACGTTCCCCGAGCTCAACAAGACCTCGGATTTCCAGATCACATGGAACTGGCGCTTAAGCTTCATCTGATCTGATATATAAAGCTAAAGGAGGAACATGCCCGACCTAGGAAAACTCGGAGTGCCGAAGTACGCGTCAGGACAGCCGTACCACTACGAATACGACAACGTGCCGCTCAACACCCTCGCTGCGAGGGACGAGCTGATCAACTCGACGGTCGACATACACACCTCCATCCTCCAGGACACTGCCGGGACGCAGGGAACGCTTGCCAACAGGCTCAACCAGTCGATCGACGCAGACGGCAACCTCAAGTCGACTGCGATCGACCAGGCGATGCACAACATCGCCGAGCACGAGGATGGCAACGGGGTGATAGACAACCCCTCGGCGCTTCTCACGTTCGTGAACGAGTACTATCCTGCAATCAGCAACATCAGCGCCGTCCCGTTCGTCAGGATGCTGGATGCGGAGCGCAACAAGCTGGCCCTGGTCGCAGAGGACGCTACGAATCTGGTCATCAACGTCGACGTGGCTCTCCCATCGACCATATCCACGGTGCAGTTCGGCGTGGAGGGCAACCCCACGCTGAACCTCATCGAGTCGGACACGATCGAGTGGGTCTACGAGGCGCCAGACAGCATCAAGGCCGACCTGAAGATCAGCACGGCCTTCGCTCACAGGCACTACTACGACCTGGACCCGGTCACCGCCAACTTCAAGGACTACGACGTAACTAGCGTGATGACGCCATTCGTGGAGGGCAGCCTGCGCGTCTACATCAACGGCGTCAGGCTTTCATCGTCGGACCAGATTTACTTCCCGAACTCCACGCACACGGCCTGGAGCCTCAACCAGATCGACACTATCAGCCACACGACTGGCGAGTTCTCTCTTCTCAACGCCATATCGTCGAACGACATCATTAGGGTGGACTTCGACGTGGCTCTTACCTAATCTCCTGCCACGATATGACGGCGCCCACGCTCGCCGCCCTCGGCGGGTCTTGGGTGTCGGTGCTGGTCGCCACTATGCTCAAAATGTCGGAGTCGGAGCCTGCGTAATTCACGGCCAGCGGGTTCTTCACCAACCTCTGGACGACGCCGCCCGTGGCGTTGGCTCCGGGGCCTCCGGCGACGGCGTATCCGCAGGCCAAGACTATGCCCCCGCTGATGGCCGTGGCGGCCGTGTCGTACTGCATGCCGCTGTACGTCGTGTCGACGTTCGCGAAGCTGGAGTTGGTGAGCGTGCCGTTTAGCACGACCTCGTAGTAAGAGGTGTAGGTCGATGAAACAACCTCGAGTCCGGTGATGTCGAAATCCATGCGGTTGACGATGCTGTTGAATGTCAGCCTCGGCTTGATGCTCAGAATCGGACGCCTCACCGTCGTTGAGGCGTAGGACGCCCCCCTGCCGACGGAGAACGGGAAGCCGAACCTGTCATATCCACCCTCGGAAGATACGGCGCAGCATATCGCCTTCATCGTCCCGCCCGCAGATGCAGCGGTGTTGGCGATCTCGTATCGCACTGGCAAATTGGCCGTGGTCATGTAGACGGTCGTGAGGAAGTTTGTGTTCAGCAGCTCGTGGCAGTAGTAGATCGTGCCGTCGATCACGAAGCCGAACCTAACCCTACCAACCCCCAGCCACTCAAGGTCTATGATGAATATCTGCGACTTGGTCATGTCCAGCTCTATTCCGGAGGGGCCGTTCCCGTCCATGGTGTCGATGTTCCAGTTGGCCTGGTCCACCGCCGTGTTGGAAACCGATCCGCCCGTGTAGCTCCTTCTAACGACCGAAAGCGCAGAGGAGGTCTGCTGGAAGAAGAGCCCGTTGTTGGTGTCGAAGTACCCGATCCTCCTAGCCACGTTCGGGATTGGCGATCCCATCGTGCCGGTCATCAAAATCATCTGCGACTTCCCGGGCTGGTATCGGAAGTACTGCTTCGACTGGCGGATGACGTAGTCGGTCGCGCCCGTCCCGACCGTCAGCGTGACGGCCGACTCATTAGGCAGGTGCGCACTCTCGGAGCCGCCGCCGGAGGTGACGGTGTTGAATAGCAGGGGCTGAGCGTCATATTGGCTCTGCGCCTCGAAGACATAGTGGGGGCTGCTCACCCGAAGTCTGCCGAACGCGTCGTTCAGTGCCGTGTTGCCGTATGTGACGTAAACTGGGTTTTCTACGCTGCTGTTGATGTTGGCCGTGGTCGGGTTTATTACCGAAAGGTTCTCATTGGACATTGATTTGACCCTCTTCTTTTTTCTGCTCATGGAATATTTACGCATATCCTCGTGATCCTTCGCCCCGAGCGCTTACTCTATTGCCTTCAGGGGCAAAAATGTACACCTATAAGTCCTTGGGCCATTCCTTCGTCATCGCCTGCATCGACTCATCGTGCAATCTTTTGAGGAACACGGTGGATTCCATAAAGTCCCAGAACGCGCAGGCGCAGATAATCGCCGTGTTCCCTGAATCGACTTACGAGGAAAACCTCCAGATGGCATCTGGCCTCTGCGAGGTCGTGAAAGGCGGCTCCACGGTGACCTCTCTGGTGAATGCTGGAATTCGACGCGCAACATCCGACTGGGCCTTAGTGGTCTTCGGGGGCTCCATAGTCAGGCAGAAAATGCACGACAAGTATGCCTACTACGTCGACGACGAGCGGGACATCCTCTTCCCCGTGGCGAACAACAAGACCAACTTCGTGGACGGCACCATGAACGGGATGCTGGTCGCCACCAAGACCTTCAGGCTTGTGGGCGACATGCCCGAGGAGGAGAACTTGGAGATGAGCAAGGCCTTCTGGGCCAACGACGCCATCGGCCACGGGTGCAGGTTCAAGGCGATAGTCGGGGCCAAAATCTGCTGAAGTTCTGGCCCCCGACACTCAATTGAATCGGAGGGCCGAAAATGGAAAGAAACCTGCGCGAAGAGATCAAAGAGCTCCTTAAGAACGAGGTGGCCCAGCGCCACAGCTACTTCCAGCTGAAGTACTTCCTGATAGGCAAGGAGCCGACCTACCAGTCCAAGATGTGGCAGTGCCTTCGGGAGCTCAAGACGAGGCATGACTCCCTCGAGGCCATAGAGCTCGAGAGGGAGGAAGTAAAAGATAAAATTGAGTTGCTAGATATATCCGTTCTGCGCAGCGAAAGGCAGGCGGGCGACGAGTTGGACGCGAGGGAGGCGGGAATTCGGGCGCGCCAGCTCCAGCGGCAAAAGAGGGCTCTTGAAAAGAACTTGGTGGACCTCGACGAGAGGGAGCGCTGGCTCAGGGAAGAGTGCCTGTTCTTCGTGGAAACCTTCAAAAACATAGAGAAGATCGAGGCGCTCAGGCCGTTCGACGATCTCGAGGCGCAGTGCCAGTACTGGAACGAGAGGCTGACCACCAAGGCCAACCTCAAGATGCTGACGCAGAACACGGTGGACTCCGAGCTGGTCGAGACGATCATCTCGCTGCCCGACGACCTCCCGATCAAGAAGCACACGCTGCGGAATCTGAACCTCAAGCAGGAGCAGACCCTCAGGCAGCTTGAGGAGGTGGCGAAGAAGCTGCAGCTCAAGCCGGACAAGGAGAACTGATGGCTGTAAACAGGGTTTCTTCGTATGACACGGGCTACGTCGGCGGCCAGCTGTCACTGTACCCCGAGGCCCTCGACTCCCGGTACCAGCTCTACGAGGCCAAGAACAACGTAGAGACGCGCCTGCTGCAGTCGGTCAACTACAACAGCAAGTACATCATAGTCGAGGACAACTCTCGATTCCCAGACTCTGGCATCCTGAGGATCGGGCCGCCACCGGGCCAGACCGGCATGGCGGAGATGGTCTACTACGACTCCAAGACCACGGGCGTCTTCAAGGAGCTGGTGCGTGGATTCGCAGGGTCGAGGCGCAACCCCTGGCCCCAAGGCAGCTACGTCACGCAGGCCGTCTTCGCAGAGCACCACAACGCCCTGAAGGACGCCCTCATCAACATGGAGGTCAACCTAGGCCTCGCAGACCAGCCCGAGATCACCAGCCTCAACGGCATACTGAAGTTCCAGGAGACTAGGTTTCTTGCCCCTAGGGCGGTTTTCAGGGCCTATCCAACTAGGGCGGTGCCGGGAACGCGAATCAGGTTCCAGAACTTCAGCACCGGCCCCCTGATCAGATACCTTTGGGACTTCGGGGACGGCTCGACATCCGTGGAGCGCTCGCCGGAGCACGTGTACAGGAGCGAGGGATCCTACACGGTGACCCTCAACATCATCAGCCAACTCGGGGCGCAGGGAATCTCAACCAAGAACGGCTACATCAACATATCCGAGAACAACATCCGACCGTTCTTCTACGTGACGCCCTACTACAACGGGGTCACGGAGGGCATATCGCTCCAGACGGCCCAGTCCCTCGGCGACGAGAGCCTGGCCACCAACTTCAACTTCGTAGACCAGACCGACGGCAACATCTCAACGAGATACTGGATATTCGACGGCAACGGCACGAGCGGCGGCGAGACACTTGAAAACAACACGCTCACGGTTTCCGATCCGAACGTGCATTACGCGAGATACGTCTATGACAAGCCGGGAACCTACCAGCCCTCGCTTTTGATCCTATTCGAGAACCAGCAACTTGAGCGATCCTTCCTCAAGGACAGAATTGTGGTGACCTGATGCCCAGCAACTTCCCGACGAGCTTCGACTCCAGCGACAACCTCTACTTCGTTTCGGACGGCCTCCGGATGCGCTTGGTGGAGGACTACAACCCCGGCGACACCAGCATCACCGTCTTCGGCGAGGAGGAGATCATGCGCCGGTTCCATCAAACCGGCATCATAACCCTCACGGAGCAATGCAGCGAGCCCGAGCTTCGAGCTCTGTCTTTCACGTACACAGGCAAGACCTACGATGTCGACACGGGCCTTGGAACCTTCACCGGCCTGACCATACTCGACGGCTTCACGGACATCATAAAGCCCAAGCAGCTCACCAACGTCACCCAGAACGTGATGTCTGCGCACCACAACAACCTCAAGGACGCGCTGATCGCCATCCAGCAGACCGCCGGCAAGAAGGGGGAGAAGGCATCGAGGCCGCTTGAGGGAACGATGGAGGCCCGCATCAACTACCTGCGGGACATCGTGCTGGAGCCCAAGGCGTGGTTCACGGTGGACAAGAAGGTGGGTCTTGCCCCGCTGACCGTGACCTTCACCGACCAGAGCTTCAGGCTCGGAACGGACGGCACCTCGGTGTCCGTCACCCAGATATGGGACTTCGGCGACAACACCTCCATCATCTCCATGATATCCGACATATCGGTGATCTCCGTCGTGCCATCCACGGTCTCCAACGTTTCGGTCATAGACATAGACGGGGACACGGTCACCAAGACCTACAACAACCCAGGCGTTTACACGGTCACCCTCACCGTCCAGAACGACTTCGGAGAGGACAGCGTTTCCTTCACGAATCTCATCGAGGCACGGTTCCCTGCGCCCGAGAACGCAGTCGTCACCTACTCGGTGAAGGCCAACCAGATACTCACGAGGGCAGGCATTCCGGCCGGTGGACCCTACACCACCACCCCCCAGCTCAGAGCTCCGATAAACTCCATCATCGACATACAGACGTCCAGCGACCCCAACCCCTCGAACCCTGGGTACTCTTACGCCGGCGAGAAGCTGGGACCCGACAACACCCCCGTCGACCCCATCAACAACTACACCTGGTCGCTCTCGGACGAAATTCCTCACGGGGACTCGCCTGCCGCTCGCGCCGCATACAGCATAGGCGGCCTGTACGACATGATTCTGCGCGTCGACACGGAGTTCGGCTCCTACAGGATCACCCAGTACGAGGAGGCCTTCGACATCGTGGAGAGGTACAACCTCTGGCTCTGGCTTTACAGCAGCAGCACGCCTAGCACCACGAGGACTGCCAAGGTCAGCGAGTTCGGCCTCATCAGCGAGACCTTCAAGACCACCTACGGCGACCTGTCCCTCAACGTCAACCAAGAGTTTTTGGAGGACTCGATCTCAAACCCCGTTTACAACGAGGCGCAGCAGCTTCGCGAGTTCAACAGGAACACGGGCTTCTGCCAGCAGACGGCCACCCCATCCGGGGACGGCGGCTCATGCGTGCTTTGGTGGGCCAGCGGCAGGGCCGCAGCCAGCACCCCGCTTGCGGAGACTGTGCGATCCTCCACCTTCAACGGATTCACAAGGGTGTACTCCAGCGCCTTCTCAAGCGTGGTGAGGCCGTGGAACTGGGTGACTTTCGCCAGCAGCAACAAGATTTACATGATACTGGGAGGTGTTGCCACATCCTTCCCCGCCTACACGTCGCCAACCAACCAGACGAAGGACCAGGTCACGCTAAACACCATGGGTGTGACGTCCCCGGCCGCCGTGCTCGGCCCAACCAACTACAAGAACGGAGCCAACGAACTCCAAGAGAACGCAGTGGCCTACGACGGGTCGGGCATCTCGCTGCAGGGCAACATGAGCGTCTACAGGGCGACCTGGCTGGGGGACGCAGGCTACTTCCTGCGCAACGAGGGAACAGGCCAGTTCTTCAGGATACGCAGCTTCTACAAGACAAGTGGCAACACGTCCGAGCCCTTCGTCGACATAAGGAAGCTGACGGACATGGGAGGAGCCGCAAGGACGGAGGGGAGGCTGGTTTCCCTGACAGGTGGAGTCTACTTCTTCAACAACTCTGGAGCCGTATCTGCCTTCAACCCGAACACGGGCATCTGGGGCACGGGCGGGCCGGGCGTCAACTCGGCAGCGTTCCGCTCGCTTCAGGACACTACCGCCGATGACTTCGACAGCCTGTCCCAGACCCTTCTTGCTGCCTCCGATGGCCAGAGCGTGGCATATCTGTCTTTTGATTACAGCAGGAATGCGTTCATAAAATTCAATGAGATCGACACAACTTTCAGCAGCGTGACGAACAGGCCATCCGGAAGCCAGTGGAACATGGGCATTTTCTAGGCAAGCGACCTAAATATCTTCGTCAACACCAAGGAAATCCAAGTGGCCAGCTTTTTCCCACCACTCCCAGTCTACCCCAAGAACTACGACAGCGACTACACGCTGTTCTTGGTGTACAACACGGCCGAGACCGTCACGACTGCGGACAACGCGCCGTGGGCGGACGAGATCGACATCGTGCCGGTGGCCGCAGACAAGAACGAGATATGGGCCGACAACGGCTTCGCCAACATAGAGGGCGAGCTTTTCTACTATGACGCAGTTGAGAAAGACTCCAACGGCAAGGTCAACAAGCTGAAGCGGTGCTCGCGAAACCTGGGCGGAACTGACACGAGGCGAAACCCGGCTGGGTCAAGCGTTCGTGGTTTTGTGATAGCTGAGCACCACAACCAGCTCGTCGACGCAGTCGTCAAGACCCAGACGTTTGTCGGCATAAACTTCGACACCGACCAGGGGACACTAGACTGGAGGATTCGCAACCTTGCGGCCCTGCCCGTCATATTCGACGACTACGCCTGCCCGAACATAGTCTTCGACTTCTTCATCGAGAGCACAAACAATATTACGGGCATAGTTGCCCGCTACAGCATCCAAGTTGACGGCGTCCTGACAGACTTCAGGCTCGACTTCGGCGACGGGGAGTACACCCTGACCCAACTGTCGGGGACGCACACTTACGCGATAAACTCTATAATCGATCCTGTAGTCACCGTATCCAACAACAAATGCACGGTGGTTCAGACGCCCATAGAGAGGGATCGGGCTGACACTCCAGGTGAGCCGGAAACAACGCCGACGCTGATCATACCATTTCCAGGCCTTCCCGACTTGCCTCAAATCACTTTTCCTTTAGTCCCTCTGCCTACGCTGATACCCGATCCGCCCCCGATTGTATTCCCCTGTCTTGACATCGGGCCGATCGGGCCGATCAACATACCTTCGATAATCAGCGTCGTGCCTTCCTTGGTGATACCAAGCCTTATCTCGTTTGTGCCGAGTTTGGTCATACCAAGCCTTATTTCGATCGTTCCGAGCGCAATCCCATTTGGACCGTTCCCCAACGTGCCTGGGATACCGTTCGGGCCTTTCCCCAACATCCCCGGCATCCCGTTCGGGCCTTTCCCAGACATTCCAGGAATCCCCTTCGGGCCATTCCCAGACATCCCTGGCATCCCGTTCGGGCCTTTCCCAGACATTCCAGGAATCCCCTTCGGGCCATTCCCAGACATCCCTGGCATCCCGTTCGGGCCTTTCCCAGACATTCCAGGAATCCCCTTCGGGCCATTCCCAGACGTCCCCGGTATCCCCTTTGGGCCATTCCCTGACGTTCCTGGCATCCCCTTCGGGCCATTCCCTGACATACCAGGAATCCCGTTCGGGCCTTTGGCTTTTATCCCCACGAAGATCACATTCGACCCGAACCCGAACATTCCCACGAAGATCGTGTTCGACCCGAATCCGAACATTCCCACGAAGATCGTGTTCGACCCGAATCCGGATTTACCAACGAAAATAGTTTTTGGACCGACTCCCAACTTCCCGACGAAGATCGAGTTCGGCCCCAACCCCGACTTCCCGACGAAGATCGAGTTCGGCCCCAATCCGGACTTCCCGACGAAGATTGAGTTCGGCCCCAATCCGGACTTCCCGACGAAGATTGAGTTCGGCCCCAATCCGGACTTCCCGACGAAGATTGAGTTCGGCC